TGGCGGTAGTTCGCCGGGCACCTCGACAGAGCCCCAGGCCGGGTTCTTGAGACGATAGGGCGGCAGGGGCCCGCCGGCCATTCGCAGGCGCTCGAGGCCGGAGGGCTGGCGAGGTGGAGCCATCAGCGAAGCCCCTTCAACCCGGCGTACTCGGGACCAAGAAGCGGCAGGATCCGCAACGCACGAGCGCGCGCAGCCGCCTGCCTCGGAGCCAACTCCTGCATGCCCCGCTCGGCGCCTGCCTCGGCCAGCCCGCCGGCCACGCCGCCCACCGTTTGCGCGAGCGCGCCGAGGGCCGCGCCCGGCCCGGAGCGGAAGTTACCGCCGCCCATCCCCCGCAACATCTGTGCGCGTCGAAACTGACGTTGAAGGGCGGCTTGCTCGGCGCTCATTCCTCCGAGCCCAAGCATTTCGAGCAGCGCCTCTCGGTCTCCCATCTGATCGGCCATCAAAACACCTCCAGCAGGCCAGAGTAGTTGACTCGCAAGAGCCCGTCGCTGCCTTCTATCACGAGCCACGGACAGGCCCGTCGAAGTTCCTGTGCCAGCACCCCAAGGAAGCGCGCGCCGGGCATGGCCAGGTACTCCCAGCTCACGAGCGCGACGCCGGGCAGGGCTTCGCCGTGACGGCGGATGGAGCGCTTGACTCGGACGTCCGATAGCATGAACAGGCCGCCCAAGGCGCCCCCGAGGTCGCCGAGGCCACCGAAAAGATCGGACATCTGCTGCTGCTGAAGCTGCTGCTGGGCGAGCGTTCCCTCGTACTGGGCCTGAGCGGCGCCCATCAGGTCGGGCGTCGGCGCCGCCTGGAAGCCCGGCATGGATGTCAGGTTCTGAAGCGCCTGGAGTTCTTCCAGCGGTTGCGCGCGCGCCCGCAGGAGCTCTGCCATCGCTTGCTGCCGGCGGGCCATGTCCTGTTGGGTGATCGCCTGACCAGCCTGGGTGGCCTGGCCGATGGCCCCGGCGAGCGCCTGCTGGTAGGCGCCGCCACGCTCTCCCGCCAGCTCCTGGCGACCGCGGCGCGCAGCGGCGGAGCCAGGGAGAAGGCCTTGTGCAGCAAGCCGGGCATCGAGCGCCTGACCGCGCTGCGCGAACATCGGGTCGAGTTGACTCCGTGCCGCGCCCATGGCGCTTTCCAGAGCTTGCTGACGCGCTTCGTCGCCAGTGCCCACCGCGGGCAGGGCGCCGAAATTCAGACCCTGGGCGCCGAGCTGGGCAGCCTGCTCGCCAAGGCCCGAGGCTGCCTGACCGAGGCCGCCGGCAAGCTGCGTCCTCTGCTGCCATTGGCCGGTCGTGGGGTTGAAAGTCCACCCCGAGGTCGCAAAGGGCGTCGTCTGGTCCGGACGCGCGGCTTGCGCGCCGGCCTGGGCCTGCTGCCGAACGAGGTCTTGGTAGTTGGGCGGTGCCGGGATGTTCTGGCCCATCAGCACGCCTCCTTCAGCCAGCGGCAATCCGCCCGCCGCATTTCATGGACTACCAGCGGAATGCCCGCGGACCATGCGTCCGCAAGCTGGCATACCACGCGGAAGCCCATGTGGTGGGCCAGTGCCAGCGAGCGCTCGTTGTGCCCCGGGATCAGGCCGAGCACCACGTTTTTGCCGGCCTGGCGAAAAGCGTAGTCGCAGGCGGCCGGCAGCAGGCGCCGCCAGGCCATGGGTGAGTCGGCCGCCATGTGGGCTTGGCAGGACGCGGGAGTCCAGGCGTCGAAGCCCACCATGCCGCGGACTTTGCCAGCGACATCGACGGCCTTTAGCGCCCGAAACTCGCCCGTGATGGAGCAGCCGGTGCGATTGAGAAGCCAATCGAAGTCCTCCGGCGGAGCGGCTCGAACGGTAATCATTGGGTGCCCCCCTGCTCGAAAGTGACGTTGATGGCCACCAGCGTGGTGGGTGACACGGACAAGCCCGTCATCGCCACCGCCACGTGCTTGCCCTCGCCGACGCCGCCGGTGAGCGGCGTGGACGGGGTCTCACTGCCGGACCAGAGCATCACATCCCAGAGCCCGGTGGACCAGGAGTTGGGGCCGCCTCCGGCGGGCAGCGCCGGATCGGGGGCCGGAGTTTTGTCGTACCCGTACCGAGCCTGGGAGACATAGGGCACCGCCGCGCTGCCCGACTCAAAAATGGGCCGAAAGCCCAAGACGCGCTTGTTGCGGCCGTTGCCTAGGTCCGAGAAGCCCGTGAGGAGGCGCCAGCGAATGGGCTCGTAGTCCTCCGGAGCCGCCAGCATGCGAGCGTCCATGCTTCCCTTGTTCCGCGCCACCACGCCACCATCTCCGCCGAAGTAGAGTTCGCCCCGCCAGACTGCCGCGCCTCCGGTCATTGGGACGTCGCGATAGATGCTCCACGCCGGGCGTGCAAAGCTCTGGGCAAGCTGAATCCAGCCGTTTCCCTGGGTCTGGGGGATAAGAATCAAAAGGGCGTTGTCGGTAGGGTGCACCACGATGGCCCACCCTCTTCTTCCTTGTGCCTCCTGCGCCAGCCTGGTGAAAAGGTTGGCGATCTTCGCCGTCGTGTAGAGACTTTCCAGCTCCACTGCGCCGCCGACAACCAGCCTCGAGAGCGGCATGACGCCGCGCAAACTCAAGACGAACATCTCCCCGCCGAGGTCGGTAGCCACCCGCCGGCCGGTCGGAAGCGGCCCAACGTACCACGCTCCTTTTTGACCCCAGGTGGCGGCGCTGCTTGGATCCGCGCCTTGGTAGATGACCACGTCCCCGGTGCGAGAAAGCGCCACAAGAAGAGTGTCCAGTCCGCCCCCGGCGTCGTAGCTCCAGGCGTACAAGCCGACAAGCTCCCCGCCATGATGCAGCGGGAAAGGGAAGGCGGTGGCGGTACCCGTGACGGCGCCGACGTCGAGGTACCACGCGCGCGAGGAGTCCCGCTCCACAAACCAGAGGCGACCTTTGAACTCAAGGACGAAAACCAGATCCGCGGGATCGATGGACAAGCCAGCCTGTTGGTCCGCAAGGCTTGGACCGAGCGCGCCGGCCACCGCGGGGCCGACGTAGTCCCAGCGCGTCGTGCCGTCCACGATGTCAGCGCCAGCGCCTGCCGGCCCGGTCCCGAGCGCCGAGGACAGTCCGTCCGTGTCGCAGACGTACTCGTTTCCGCCGTTCACCACCAGATTGCCGACAAAGTAGGGCGTCGAGTTCTGCCACGCCTGGCTCGTGCCAGCGGGAACGCGCGACCATGCTTGTGTGTCCTGGCGGTACAGCAGGTAGCCGTTCTGCTCGTCGCACAGCGCACAGAACGTCGTGGCCTCGTTCGTAAACGAGGTGCTGATCGTCTCGCCGCTCGTCGCGCCAACGTTGGGCAGCGTCAGGGCGGACACGTGAGGGCCAACTCCGCCACCGGTGATGTCCCAGACGCGGTCGTTCGTAATGGCAAACAGGCGATCGGCGATGCCGTTTCCGGCGGTGCCGTGAAAGCCGATGATGGAGCGCGGGGTGTTGTCACCGGCGCCCAAAATGTCGGTGGCCCACTCCGCCCAGCCGCGACGCACGCTCAGCCCGCGCTCGTCAGGGCGGAGGTTCTCAAGCAGCAGGCATTCCGAAGGTGGAACGGCTGGCCCCGCGGCGATCGTGTTGAGCCCGTTCACTGGCGCCGGCAGAGTGACGGTTTGTTCGGTCGCTGGTCGTGAGCGAGCGCTCATAGGCTCCGCGCCTCGTTCGCAAACGTCGGCCACCACGGACCCTCCGCGCCCCCGTTCAAATCGATGATGCCCGGCTGCATGTCGGCGCTCTTTGCCAGCGCCAGGGCGTTGTTGTACTCACCGGCCTCGAAGGTCGCTTCGTAGCCGCGGCTTGAGCGGTAACGGAACTTCAGGCCGGCGATTAGAAGAAGCCGGTCGAGCAACAGAATGTCGGTACCGGCCAGCGGCGCGTTTCGAAAGACCGGATCCGCCTCGGGATCTACGCCCGGAGCCTCTTGGACCCAAAGGTTGCTGACGTACTCGAACGCCACAATACCGGGCGGCGTGTCTACGTCCGGCTGAACGTGCACCTGGCCGCCAAAGATTCGGTACTGAAGCGGCGGCCCGGTGGTGCTGTTCACGCCCTTGATGCCCTGCCACTCGCGCGGCGTCAGGCCGCCATTCATCTGAGCGCTGTTGCTTCTGTCCCACTCCGTCGTCGGGAGCACGCGATCGTAACCTGCCGGCAGGTCGTAGACCGACTGGCCGTCGATGATCGTGATGACGGCTTCTTTCTGCAGCTCCTGCCAGGCGTGCTGCCGGACAAGAAGCTGCCCAAGCGTAGCCAGCAGGGAGCGGAGCAGACGAACGTTGGGGTCCACCACGCCAGCGGCGTAGGGGTCCGCCAAGGGCACGGAGACAAGACCGAGTTCCAAGGCGGCGGTGTTCACCACGTCACTGGCGGTGGCCGAAAGCACCCGTCATCCCCCGGCGGCCTTCTGTGTTTCGGCCGGTTTGGTGGCCTTTTCCATCAACGCCTCGATGTCCGCCAGCCTCTTCCGTAGATCGTCGTTCTCGGCCTTCATCGTCGCCACGGCAGCGTCCGCCAGGCGCTGCGGCTCGGTGGCCTTGGCGATGGCCAAAAACTGCTTCGCGGCGTCGCGCACCCTCAGCCCCCAACCGGAGAAGTCCTTGAGGGCCTCGTCCGGCAGGGCAGCAAGCTGCTCAACCGTGCGAATGTAGAGCGGCTTGGCCGCGAGCTCGGCTTCCTGAACGTTGTCCAGCATGGGCGGCTTCGTGGACTTCATGACGGCCAAGGGCGTGCCTTCGGCCGCGCCCCTTTGGCCGGCCAGAAAGTTGCGGTATGCGCGCGCATGCCGAACGGCATCCGAGCCCTCGCCCTCCACGAACGCCGGCCGACTGACCACCGAATTTGGATCGAGGCGATTGAGGACCACGAGACAAAGCCTGTTCCTGAACCGCGGCTTGCCAGCGGCCTTGGAGGCCACGGGATCCGTAATTGCCCGCATCTCGAACCGAGCATCCAGGTTGGTAGTGCTCTGCCGGGCCGACCGCGGGGCCGGAAGGTTGTAGAGGCCGGCGAGCGCAGCGGCTGCTGCCGGGTTGACGTTCGTGAGCTGCGCTGCCGACATCTCGGCGGCGGCCTCGGACGTGAACAGGTCTTCCATGATGATCTCCTACGGGTTGAGGATGCCCGCGAGGCGGAGCTTTGCCAGCACGTCGTTGATCTTGGTGGAAAGCTCCGTCACCGCGTCCGTGAGCGCGACGATTGCCGTCCGGTCTTGGCTCTGGGCGGTGGTAAGCTCTCGAAGGTTGTTTTGTGCCGTGCCCGCCAGCGTGACGAGCTCGATCACCTTCTGTGCCACGTTGCTGACGTGCTGCGCCGTCACGGCCTCGCGCGTCACCAGTTCGATGATCTTCTGTGCCAGATCCGAATCGGTTTGATTCTGTACGCCGAGGTCCGTCACGCAGTCGGCCACCGTGCCCCGCAGGCTTATGATATCCGCCACAAGCGCGTCCACCTGAACAGCAATCGTCGCGTCGTTCGCCTGAGCCAGATCGAGCTTGGCGCGGATCTCCTGGAAGTTGTTCATGATCTGCCCGGAGCGATCGCCCGTGGACGTGTCGCCCACCGTCTCGAACGACCCGTCCGCCGCACCGCCCAGCGTACCCACCGCCACGCTGAGCGCTACCACGTCCTGCTGTGCGTCGGCGCTCGCGACGATCTCGTTGTCGAGGTCGATCGCGGTGAGCGCGATAGGGGCCGCAGCGTTGTCACCGGTCGCAAGCGTGTCGTCATGGGTGCCAGAACCTCCGGTGTTGTCCGTGAGCGTCACGATCGCGGGCGTGGCGGCGATCGTGTCGTCGTGGGTGCCGCTGTAGCCGCTCGAATCCGTCAGGGTAACCGGCGCCGCCTGCGAGGCGACTGTCCCGTCTGCCACCCCGCCGCCGTTGTCGGTGAGCGCCGTGGGCGCAGTCACCACCCCAATGGTGCCGTCCGCCGCGACTCCGCCAGAGTTGTCCGTCAGGTCCGCCTCGGCGGCCTGCCCCAGGGAGAAGGTGTCACCCTGACAGAAGGGGTCCGAGAGCTGGACGACGGTGTAGCCGGCGCCCGGCGCGTCCTGAGCGCCGGTGCAAATGGCGCCGTTGATCCGCTGGCCATCGGTGCCGGCTACCGTGGCCCGTCCGGCCGTTCCCGTCACGCAGAGGAAGGCGTTGGCGGCGCCGGTGCCAGCGGCCGTGGTGCTGACCACCGCCGAGCCGCGCCGCATGTACCAGCCGTAATAGCCGGCCACGCAGGCGGCCATCGCCACCGCAAGGTTGCCTCGACTTGCCGCCAGCGTGCGCGTGGTGGCCCCGGAGTCCGTGTTGTAGGCGACCCAGTCGCCGGCAGCGGTGGACGCCACCCCGGCCAGATAAATGAAGGTGGCTGCGTTGTAGTTCTCATCGACCGCCAGCACCTCGTGCCCAATGGGGTGCTGAGCGGTCGAAGAGAGCTCGTGGATGCCCTGGAGCCCACCCTGGGGGGTTGTGATTCGGAAGAGAATGTTGCTGGGGTATGCCATGGTCTGGCTCCTTTCCTACTGGTTGCCGTCGAGCTTGCCCTGGCGGCGCATCGACGAGACGGTGAAGTTGCCGTACCACCCCATGAAACGGACGACAAGGTCCTGGTTGACCGGGACGCGATCGCCGCCCATGGCTACGAAGTTGCGCTCAGGGTGGGGACGCGCGTAGATGTACTTCGTGTTCAGGAAGTGCATCACATTGCTGTCCTGGGCGCCGCCGATGCCGCCATCCAGAATGACGGGCACGCCCATGAACCGGATGTTAGTGAAGCCGCGATCGGCCAAGGCCGGGTCGGTGAATCGCTGGTCCGCCTGCAAGCCCCTGCTGTAAAGCGTGAAGGCCTCGTTGCCGGCAGAGATGATGGTGGGGTGCTCGTTTCCGAGCGACGTGTTGACCCAGACATCCATCATGTAGTCTTGGATGGTGTCCTTCGTGAGCGGACCCACCAGCCCGGTGGAGTAGTTCCGCCAGAAGGGATTCGTGGCGCGGTTGATGCCGCCAACCGTCCCCGTCGTGGGGTCCGTCACCACCAGCAGCCCGAGGCCGCCGGGGCTCTTGCCCCCGAACTCCGTTCCGTCCCCGTACATCGCCCGGCCCATGAAATTCTTCATGCTGAGCTCGAGCGCGGTCATTCGGGAGTCGAGCAGGTTGATCATCTGCTGCTTGCTGGCGTTCTGAAGCCGCTCGGAGCCGGTGATCTGCACGCTACCGGCCACGAGCTTCCAGGCGAACTTGGCCGCGGTCAGGCCGTCGTACCCGCCCAGCTCCATTTGCTCGGAGCCGGTATAGGCCTGGACGTTTTCGACCTCCCCCTCCATGATTTCCTGCCAAATCTCCGTGCCGCCCGGGGCTGGCTTCACGTTGCCGCTCTTGGCCATGAACGACCAAAGGGCGATCGATTCGGACACCTCGTCGGAAAACTCTTGGCTGCGAAGCTCCAGGGTCGTGGCGATCATGGAGCCAACGTCGGGGTTGGCGGGCACGGCGGGCGCTCCTCATGTTGTGGATCCGGCCTTCGCGCGTGGGCGGCACCCTGCCGCTCGCCACGCCCCGCCGTCATGGGGCACCGCTCCCGGTCTGTGGCCGGGGCACACCGGGCGGATGGGCCAAAATGGGCTTCCGCCAGCCTCACCCGCAGGCTAAAACGTGTCCGCGGAATTTGTCAAGCCCCTCATCACCAATGCTTGTCCACGGCCGCCTGGACAGCCGCAGACCGGTCCATCTTCTGCCGGGGTGGCGCCATGGAAGCGCCGGGCCTTGGGGCGATGCTGACCGAAGCTTTCTTGGCCCGCTCCACCTCGGCGGCCTGCTCGGCGCGGGTTTTGGCTTCGCGCTCGGCCAGGCGGGCCGCCAGCACTTCCTCCTCCAGCTCCGGGTGGAGCGCCAAAGCGGCACGGTAGGCCTCTTTGAAGGACATGTTTCGCGTCTGCGCAAGGGGCGTGGTGAGAATCTCCGCCATCGTCTCCCGCAGCTCCTCGAAGTGGGGCAACGCCGCGACCTCCTCGTAGCCCTCCGCTGCCTCTCGGTCCATGATGGCGTTGTGGTAGGCGGCAAGTTCCTCCACTTGCGCCGCGAGATGCTCTACCTTCGGGTCAGTGGAAAGCGGTTGCGGTTGCCGCTGGCCGCCATGGCGCACAAGCCCCTCGAAAGCGGTCGCCACGTCGCCAGGCTCCACCGCGAACTGAGCCATGATGCCGGCCACCAGGTTGGCCTTTTGCTGCGGGGTCCCCTGCCGCACGACGGCCGACATCTGAAGGTGGCTTGCAAGGCCCGCCTGCCAGGTGGATCCCTCGGCCTCCATCATCTGTCTGTAGGGGGCGACAATCTTTTCAACCTCCGCACCAAGCTTGGCTCCGGGAGCAGCTCTGGCCAGCGCCGCGCTGACCTCTCGCTCCCGGCGCACCACCTCCGCCTGCACCTCCGCGGGAAGGCCACTCCATGCCTTCTTCGCCTCTGGTTTCCAGGATGCCGGGGCGGGCGTCGCGGTTTTGGCTGGAACTACGGGCGCTGCCTCGGCCTTTGGCTCCGCCCCGGTCGTGCCATCGCCGCCCGCTGCGGGATCCGACTCTGTCCCGGTAACCGCGGCGGCCTGGGGCTCGCCGGTCGCTTTCTTGGCGAAGCGCCCTTTCTCGTCCTTGTTGTAGGCCCTCGGCGTCTCGGCGAGCTCGAGCGCTCCGGCAGGCTCCGCGGCCGGCGTCGCCGGTGCGCTCGATGCGGCCGGGGTGGGATTCGACGCTCCAGACGCCGCGTCCCACGCCGTCTCCAGCGCGGCGCGGATGGTGGGACCCTGCGTTTCATTCGTGCCTGCCATTGCTCATCTCCTCCAGTGTCGGTTGACCGCCTCAATGACGGCCGCTTTGGTTCTTGGATTGGGCGTGGACCCGGTGAAATGCCGTCCAATCCGCTCCCGTTCGCGCCTGGGTCCGGTTTCTGCAAAGTCGCGTGCGTCAGTAACGCCGGTGACTCGCATGTACTCGGCGCGCTTCCTGCGGCTGGAAATGTCAACGCCGTCTTGCGTGCGAAGGTTGCTGTATTCGACGCCCTCGGTGAAGTAGTGGGCGGGCCTCCTGTTGTTGGCCGCCTCCCACTCAGGCGTTACCGGCTCAACGCGTCCGGTGTCCTTGTTGTAGAAGTAACGCATTACTGCTCCTCCCTTGTTGCCATGGGTTTCGGCGGCCGCATTTGCCGGGTCTGGGCCGCCTCCATCACGTTCTGTTCGCGCTGAGCGACCTCCTTTGCCTGGGCTACCTGCGCCTCAGACTGGTCTCGGATTAGATCCGCGCGCAGTTCCGCCTCCACCTTGGCCAGCTCACCGGCCGTCTTGGCCTGCACCGCCAGAAGCTTCGGGTCTGGCGGAGGTGGCGCGGCAGGTTGCGCCTGAGCGGTCGCGGCGGCGCGGCGCGCCTGCTCAAGGGCCAGATGAATCGGAGCAAGTACGGAAGATGCGCCCTTGGTGCCCTGCATCATCCACTCCAGGAGAGATAGCAGAAGCGGGACGGCCTGGGGCATCTGGCCGGCCATTTGCGTTGCCGCGGGCAGGTATTGGGATACGACGGTCATCACGCCTTGCCGCTCGGCCTGCATCAGTTGGTCATCCACGACGGCCAGCGACTCGGGCTTGATCACCACGCGGTAGCCAAGCGCGTGATCCTTGATGGCCATGACTGCTTTTTCGACCAGGCCCGGTGACTGGGCGTCAAAGGTGGCCCTGGCGTTGCTGCGAGAGACGATGCGCTCGGGGTCAAACATGGTCCCGATCAGGTGAGCCTTCAGCGTCGCCAGGGCGCTGGCGAAGGCCGCAAATTGCTCCTCCACAAGTTGCATCCGGGCGCCGCCGAATTGCGCCTTCAACTGGCTTTCCGCGGCCGTTGCCCGTCCGCCCTTGCTGCCGGCGCCTCGAAGTAGATCGGAGGCGCCCGTCGTCTCGTACACCTCCTGCTGGAGCGCGCCCTGGCGCGCCTGGAGTGCCTGAATGGCGTTGACGAAGGGGAGGATGTCCACGATGTCGATCGCGCCGCGGATGCCTCCTCCCTCCTGGAATGCGGTCCAGTTCTGCACGGGCACCAACTGGTTTCCCCTTGTCTTGAAAATGCTGCCGAGCTCCGCCTGCAAGCCGTTGAACGCGCCCTTGACCCCGATATTGTCAACACACCGGTCTTGAGCCTCGGCGGTCGCGTTGATGCGGTCGTACTGCCGTGCACAATAACTGAAATCTGGACGTGGCAGAAACTCTTCGGTGGTGGTGTTGCTGATGAGCGGGCGCGGGCCGGGGAAAAATCCTGGTAGCTCATAGGGGTCGTCCTTCACGTCCAGAACCTCATCGGCTCCCCGCGACCACCATATGACTCGGCGCGTGTCCTTGTCCCAAATCTCCCACACCCGGGCTCGCGCCCCGGGCTTGGACCGCTCTGCCTTGTCCAGCACCTCGGTGGAGTTGGAGGCGTAGAACTCCAACTTGTCCGCCCACCCCTGGCCGAAGCGCTTTTCGATGTCGCGCTGGCTCATAGGCGTTTCGAAGGCCAGCCACGGGCATTCATCCCAGATGGAGCACGAGCCCCACCGAACACGCCTCCAGTGCACATACCGCAGGCGTACGTTTTCGTCGGTTTTGACCTCCACCTCCATCTCGGCCGCAACCTGTTGGCCTTCGGGAACGGGCTGTGCCGCGACGGCCGCGGTGCGCACCTTTGCGAACGTGGCCTCGTAGTGGGCGCGGGCCATGCCGAATCCGACGATGCGGAAGTCCTGGAGTGCGGCGGCCAGCGCCTCACAGTAACCGTCGATCCGGTCTTCGATATCTGCGTCCAGCAGGCGCTCGAGGATCTGCGAAGCGGCACGGGCCGCTTCATCCTGAGAATCCGCCCAACGTTGACGGACAGCCGTGGAGGGCGTGCGGCCGAAGAGCAGGGCGAGTTGCGTGATGATGTTCGAGTAGAAGAGCGCCAGCCCGCTTTGCTTGCGGCCCTCCGGATCGTCGCCCTTGCTTTGTCGGAAGGCCTTGAGCGCCTTCTCGGCCTCGTCGTGCCATGGCTGAAGCCGCTTCTGGGCGGCCTCAAGCTCTGCCTCCCACTCTTTGGCGAGCTTGGCTCGGTCGATGGGCGCGGCCTGCTCGCCGGGCTCCCCTTCCGGTGCCTCCGAGGCCTCGTGCGCGGCGTTCAGTTCATCCATTGTCGCTGCTCCTCCCTGTCCTGGAACATTTCCATCAACGTGCCCACGCCGGTGGGTTTGTTGGACACCCTGGCGGAGTCCGCCCTCTTGGTGCGGCGAGACTGGATCTCCTGACGAGCGTGCTCGTGGTCCACCGCGGCGTAGCGGAAGGCGTCCGCGCTGTTGGAGCTCCAATCGTGGACCGGCTCATCCGTGAATACCTTCTTGTCGGCATCCCAGCCTCGGTGGTAGTGGCGCAGAGCTGCCAAGCCGGGAGCGCAGCGCGGGTGAAAGCGCGTCTTGAGCTTCAAGAGGCGGCGGCCGGCCCGTAACCCATCGTCCCGGGGGATGTTGGGGGTCATGCGCACGAGGCCTGGGAAGGCCTCGAAGACCACCTCAAGCGTCGAAACCGCGGAGTTGAAGTGATGGGAGCGAGCGTCGTGCGGCAGGCTGATGGCGGCATACCGCCACCCCATGTTTTCGCGCTGCGCCGCGAGCCACCGGCAAAGATCATCGGCATGGCCGCGGGTGAACTCGTGGTGTTGGAGGAAGTCCAAGCCGCCGTATTCGTTCGGCGTCCACAGCCAGATGGCGCAGGCGTCGCGGTGGCCGATGTCCACGTTCGCGAAGATGTCGTCTCGGCCGTGCTCGAACTCACAAACGCGCCCTTCCTTCTCCAGCGCGGCGAGCTCCTCCCCCCAAATGGCGCCGATGTTCGCGGCGCTGAAGTCGCAGAGGTACTCCTGGTCAACGAGCGCCGATGGCATCCCGTCCGCGCGTTCTTCGGCCATCATTTCGGCTGGCGTGACGAGCTTGCCAGGGTACTGGCTCGACCCATAGAGCAGGCCGGTGTCCAGGACGGTGCGGACATCCTTGTACCAGCCGTTGGCGGGGCCGTTCTTCTGAAACAACTCCCAGGCGTGGTTCCGACCGCGGGGCGTGAAGTTGAACCAAGCCCAGCGGGGCCGGCCGCCTGGGCCTGGCTCGCGCAACATGGGCGAAAGCAGAGGCCAGACGGTAGGCTTCATCAGGCTGTACTCGGAGAGGACGATGCCGAGAGGGCCGGCGCCCACGTTGTCGATTTTGTCGGCGCCCAGGATGCGGTAGGTGCTACCCGTTACCATTTCAACGATCATCTCAGCCTGGGGGCTGAATTCCTCCGGGTGCCTGCGGATGGCGCGGGGGAACATCATCTCCATCTTGCGGACGCCGTCCGCGGTGAAGTCGGTCCAGAGCGCCTTGCGCCCCTGCTCGGCGGTGGGGAAGAGGTGGTAGTAGGCCCCCACCCACTTACTTCCGGCGTAGGCGCAGTAGTGTCCGGCGGCGAGGTCCTTGCCTCCGCGGCGGTGCCAGACGGTGATGACGCGGGAGCCGCCCGGCGTCCGACCCTCTGCCCCGCTGTCGAGGAAGTCGTAAGGCCCGAGCTGGTAGGCTCGGGGCGTGTAGTTCGGCAACCGAATCCGGATCGGCTCCGGCTCTTGTTTGCGGCCAAAGGGCATCAGGCGGTGTCCTGGGTCCCCCTGCGGCGGAGAAGTTCTGCCCGCTCTCGAGCAATAGCGCTGGGGGCTCGAGCCGGCAGTTTGCCGCCTCGGTCTTCGGCCATCGCGCGCCGGGCAACGGCCTGGGGGATGCCGAGACGCTTGGCCACGGCCGGGTTTGAGGCGGCAGCGACAAAGGCGCCGCGCTGTTTCTCGCTGGTGAACTTGGGCATCAGGTGGTGTCCTCTTTGGTCGAGCATCCGCATCCTGGGCAGCGGGCCTCGGTGGTAGACGTGCCGCAGGGCTCGCAGGCGCGGCGGGGCTTGACCGGGGGCGACGAAGCGGCGGGCTGGCGCCTCATCTCTCGCAGGCGCTCCTGGAGGCGCTGGCGGAGCGCTGGCGGTAGGCCGGCGGGAGATGTCATGGGCGCCTCTCCGTGTTGGCGGTCATGGCGGCGAGTTTGGCGCGGCCATACTCGGCAAGAGTACGGTCAAGCGATATGAAGCCGGGGGTCTCGCCGATGCAGGCCGCGAGGTGGGACTCGCAGGCCATGAGATGACCGCAGGGGGTGTGAATGAACTGAAAGTTGGGGTGCACCTCGGCGCGCGCCTTCGCGCAGCCGTCGCAGGCGTCGGGCCACGCCCCGGTCCGTCTCAGCGCGGCGTGGCGCTTGCTCTTCACTCGCCGGAGCTTGGATAGGGCGCCGTCGAAGTGTGCCTGTTTGAGCCAGAAGAAGCCGTGCCTTCCTGCCTCCGCGGCCTCCATCTCGGTCAGCGCCCATCCGCGGGTGCAGGTCCAGGCGTCGTGCGTGAGGCTCGGTCGGACGTCGTGCTGGGCGCGCAGCTCGCGGAGAAGTTGCTTCTTGGCAGGGCGGCTGCTCATGGGGTCTCCCGGTAGTCGGCAGGTGGAGGGCTCGGCCAGAGGAATGTTGCCCAGAAACGACACCGCCTCTTTGAAGTTGGGGTGCTCGGAGGCCCGATTCAGGTGGACCAGGTCGGCGGTGGTGAAGTTTCGCCCGCGCAGATGGCGGTGAGGGTCTGTCAGCACGTGCACCACGTCGCTGGGCCTGAGTCCCCTGGGGCGAGCCCAAACCTCGATGGCGCACTCGGTGAGCGCAAAGATGAGCTTCGGACAGCGAGGCGGCGTCATGGTCAAGCGGCGCTCCCGATGGATGCGCGGGCGGACGCCGCCGAGGGATGAATGGCGGTAGTGGGGTCCGGCGGCGAACCGCCATTCCACCAGGGACTGGCGCACTGCAGAACGGGCTCGCGTTCGCCAGAGCGGTAGTTCACCATTTCCACGGTGCCGTCCATGAACCAGGTCTCCGCAAGGTAATGCCGCCATCCGCCCCGCACGTAGGCGTGCGAAACGGATTTGCCCGTGAGCGTCGCGATGCGACGAAGCTTCTTGATGCCGAGATGGCATTTCATGAGGCCTCGGGGTCAAAGTGGCCAGAGGCGCCGGCCTCGCGCTCAAACAGCATGACGCGCCGAGTCGATTCTGCTGCCATCTGTCGCGTGGACCACGAGCGACAAAGTGCCGCTTCCGGAGTTTGGCGCCGTTGGCCTACATGTAGGTCGGCACATTGCATTTCTGAAAATCCTCAACGGTTAGGCCATGTTGGACTATGACATCCATGTCATATTGACACCGGATGTCGGGAATTGCACCCTCATGATCTCCCGCTTGTACGCAGCGTGCGCGCGCGGCGAGCTCGGCGCCATGGGTGGTCATTGGGGCTCCGCGGGGATGAGGCGCACGTCGAGGCCCGGCGCTGCGGTGATGGTGATGCTTGCGAAGGGCGGGCTGTCGGCGGTTTCTGGGCAGCGCTTGCGGACGTCGAGCGCCAGGAGCTCGAAGGTGCCCGGGGTGAGGGCAAAGACGTGGACGCGGCGGCCTCGAGGCAGGTCGCTGGCGAGCAGCAAGTCGGAGAGCTCGGGGAGGGTCATGGCGGCCCCGCGACGAGATGGACGAAGGGGCTGGGCTGCACAGGGCCGCACGGTCGGCTGGCGTGCTTGAGGGCCAGTTCGCACAGCTTCAGGTAGCCACGCCAGGCCTCCTGGTCCGCCGTTGCATGATCCCGGCTGCGCTCGAAAGTCGTCGCGTAGAGCGCCGCCCACACCGGCAAGCCCCGCTGAAGCGCCTCGTGCGCGGACGGTCGGGGTGCGGCCGGTTGGTCAAGCACGAGGTACTCCCAGCCGCAGCCTGAGCATGGCGTCGTAGCTTCGGCGGGCGAGGCCCCGAAGACCGAGGGGTTGAGGAGAGGGGATGACGGGGCTTGCTGCCCGTGCACGGGTACTTGTTCCACCTGCCCCGGGGTGGGGGGATCATGGGGCGGGGGGCCGGCGGCGCCAGGCGTGGGCTCAGGCTGCACCTCGCTGGCGCAGGTGGCCCGCGGGAGGCCATCGGGGCGGCAGCTCACGAGCCGCACCCGCGAGTTGTGCTTTGATGGAGAATACTACTACTCGCTCTGCGGCACATTGTCAAGCCCCTTTCGTGCCGAACTGCCCGAGTTGACATAATGTGTGTTATCGGCCCGGGCTCGAGGCGCACCTGCCCCGAGTGGCGCGAGGGCGGATTGCTCGCGCTCACACATGCTCCGGCCCTCCCTCACCTTCGTCCGTCTCGCCTGCCGCAACCTCCAACCTAACCAGCCGCTGTTCTCTCGTTTCCTTCATGGCTTCTCCCCTCCCGATTTGCCGCCGGTCACCACACCGGCAAAGCTGCCGACGATGATCTGCACTGCCTGCCCACCCTCCATCTTCACGTGGTCCTCGAACAGGTTCACTCCTCGCACCTTGCCCAGCGCCACGAGGGCCTTGACGCGGTCTCGGTGGTCCGGATCGGTCGCCACCTCCACGAGCCCCTTGAGCACCATCTGAGCGTCCACCTCCACCCGCGCAGCCAGCTCGCGCTCTGAGGCGGCGAGGTAGGCCGCGATTCGAGGGTCGCGACGAAGGCGGCTGGCCGTGCCTTCTGCGCTGCCGGACGCGTACCCGGCTGCTCTTGCCGCTGCCGTCCCGTTCCCGCCGTTCGCCACGCACTCCTGGGCAAATCGGCGCATCTTGGGAGTGAGCCCCTCCAACAGTTCCACCGTCTGCGCCTTGGCATCACCTGCGCTCAAGCTTGGCTCCACCTCTACTTCTGCTGCGCTTTTCCTGGCCATGACCTGGGCAAAAACCATACCAGCGCTCGCTCGCTTTCTCAAGATCCTCTGAGGCTTTCGGCGGAAGAAAAGAACTCCAATCGCTTGACACCTCGCCGCACATTGTATAGTCTCGCTGGTGTTGGACGGTCGGACGGGCGGGCAAGGAGGGCGGGAAGGCGCGAGGGCTTCTGAGCCTGAGGACGACCGAAACGCAGCACTTACCGGGAGCATTACGATGACCACCCACACCAAGCACACCTGCGGAGGACCAAAGTTTGGCCGACTGACCCCGGGATGCCCGCGCTGCGAAGAGCTGGCCGCCGGTGCCCCCGCGCGGCAGGGCTATGGGCGGAGTCAGGCCGAGCAAGCACAGATCCTGCGCCAGGCCCTGCGCACCCACGACTGTACCGTCACCGGGTGCGGCCCCATTTGCACCTACGGAGACTGGTAATGACCTACCGAATCAACTACGCCAACGGGCAAGTGTCGAGCACCTACTCGTCCTACGAGGCCGTCAAGCGCGCACTGCTCGCCGAGCGTTCGTTCCCGTGGGCGGAAAGCTACCGGATCCAGCGGTACGACGCTGGCACCGCCGACGATCCTGGTGACTGGGTGGGCATCGGCAAGGCCGGTCGACTTGCCACCGCTGCGCGCGAGGGCATCTAGATGTCCCCCGTTCGCTCGGCGGTTGCCGCTCACACCGACGAAGAGCTGCTCCGCGTCCGCGCCGTCCTCACCGCCGAAATCCTGGCCGCCATTGCCGTTGGCCGGGATGATGATGACGTGTGGGGCCGCATCGAGATGCTTGACGCCATCGGAGCCGAACTGCTGCACCGCGCCAAGCTTGTCCACCCCTTCACCGACTAATTTTTCCCCCATTTTCGCACATCAGGAGCCCACCATGAACACGAAAGTGCGACTTTCAGGCCGCCTCGGATCGAGCTCTTCGGTCCCTGGCCTACAGCGTGGGCATCGGCCATCCTGACTACAGCAAGGCAAGACAACACCGGTAGCACTGCCCTAGGACCATCACAATGACCTCCAATCTTACCGTCCTCCAGTCCCACCTCGCCGACTTCTGGTCGGCCTGCTGCCTGACGGAGATCCGAGCGTTGTACCTGGCCATCTCGCTGCTCGAGTCCCTCCTCTACGGCGAGCTCTCCGCCGAGCTCGTCTCGGAGATCCGGGGAGTTCATTTTTACATGAAGGTGCGCTGATGCCTACCTACCTCAACCTTGACAAGCCCATGGACTCAAACATCTCATTTTCGACCGCGCAGGAAGTTCAGCGGTGGCTACACCAGCATGCAATTTCCGGGTTTGCCCACCAGACGTGTGGTGGCCCCGAGGATGGCAAGTGGGTGCCGATGTACTACGACGATCGCGGCGTTTGGCAGATCGTGTCCCCCTCACAGATGGTGCACTGCCCGGAGTGGTGATGACACGCGCTGAAATCGTTGCCCTGGCCGCCACCTACACGACAGTTGAGGCGTTCGCGAACAACCCCGAGGTCGCTGATTACATTATGGACTACGAAGGCGACCTTGCGATACTCAAGGCCGACTGCGAGACTGCCGTAGCCGGCCGGGCTGATGCCGTTGCCGCCACCTGGCCGGTCCGCTGGACCGTGGCTCCACCGTCGTATGACGGCATGGGTACGCGCTCCGTCGATGATGGCACCTATCGCGGCAAGCCCCTGCGGCAAGTACACATCCCACCTCAACAACTCGATTGGCAGACCAGTCGGTACCAATCCGGTCTGTGCGGCTGTTTTGTAACCGACCCTCGTAAGGAGACTACATGAAAGACATCTGTGGATGCGGTCAGGCCGAGGTCACCTACTACCGTACAGACACCAAGCAGCCGCTCTGTGCCGCGTGCGCTACCGACGCCAGGTCGCTCGGCGTCCAAGTGACCAAGCTCGTACCCTGTGAGGCCCCGACTCAGGAGGGTTTCTGCGGCCGGCCATCGGTAGCAAAGAGGCGTTGCGCCGCTCACTACTATCGCGGCAGGCGCGCTTCCCGGCGAGCTGGCGCTATCGGACCGCGGGGCGGAGCCCTTTCCACGGAAGGAAGGTCGCCTCGCATCACGATCAGCCTGGCGCCAAAGCATCACGCCCGGCTGCTGTCCGAGGCCGACGCCGCCGGCAACACCACGTCAACCCACGCCCGGCTGATCCTCGAACGGGCGTTGGCCACCCCGACCACCTAAAGGCCATAACCCCAGCAGCCCTTGACATCCCCACCCTGGCGCGGACGCTCGACCGCTTCGAATTCGTCCTGCGCTACTGCGCTTGGGCCACGCGCACGAAGGCGCAGCGCGAGCTCACCTACGGCTTGAGGGTGCGCTTCGTCGCTGGCGACTGGCAGCTTGAGGCAGCGGCCTACCCGGACTGCCCGCCGCTCACCCGAGGGACTGCCAACCACGTCTACCAAACTGCCTACCGGCAAATGTGGTGCACCGTCATGGACGGCGAAGTCCTCCGAGCCGAGGCCCTTAAAACCTCGATCGCATCTTGACAAAGGTCGCGACACTCGCTACCTTTACCTCACCAACGCAGCACACCAGGAGAGCAAAATGCAAGCCATTCAGACGAAGTACATGCCTGCCACCAATTACCGCGGATCCAGGATCAAGGCCGAGTGCGATGGCGGCAAGCTGACCGTGGGCTGGAATTATGGGCTCGATCCCGATCAAAACCACCGAGCCGCCATGCTAGCGCTCGTCAAGAAGCTGGGGTGGAACTGGGATGGCTCGAGCTGGGTGAGTGGCGGCCTGAAGGATGGAACGCGCGTCCATGTCTGTGTCACTCGGTCGGAAGCTATGGATATGGCCAAGGTCGCACGCAAGGCCAGCCGCGTTGCCGCTGGCCTCGTCGTTTCACCTATCGCCTGAGAACTCTCATGACCCCCACTCAGCACCATCTACCGCCAGATTGAAGGCCAGCCGCAAGCGGCCAACCTGCTCGGCTTCCTGCGCCGCGTTTCCGGGTGCGAATTCTACCGGACTCCGCCCGCACGTCCTGGCTTCTACGATTCCGGCTACGATGCAAGCGAGCGGGAGATCTGGGCGCAGATCGCTCGTTACCAAGGAGTGAGGCTCGCTTCGAACACCTGCGAGACGATGCCGCCGGCCGGAGCCGTCCAGATCCCTCCACATGGAAGACGATCCGCGGGTACGGCAAGACACCCAACGATCGCAAGGCTCACGCGATCCGCCAGTTCCTTGAGCAGTCCATTTCCACCTCCAACCCCGAGTAGAGGCCCCATGCATCCCGTCACTGCTGACGAAATTCGCGACCAAATGCGCAGCTCCCGCGAGCCGCGCAAGATCGCGCTCCTCATCCGAGCTTTTGCCTGCCTGAATGCCGCGCAGCGCCAGGCAGACAACTCCATTTTGCTACGCGAGATCGAGATCGCCGAAAGTCGAGCACAATCCCTCGAGATCCGCGCTGATGAGCCTGGCGCCGACTGGCGTCAATGGTTGCGCGACTGGCGCTACATTTAGGCCCCTTGCTGAGGACACCATGCAATCCGACAACATCTCCTTTTCGGACACCCCATCAAGAGCCCGCCATTGCGTAGCGCTTGCCGCCTCGCTCGTATCTGAGGAGTGCGGCGAGCTCAAGAGCTGGCTCGAAATGGACGAGCGCGGCACGTGGGAACGCAGCGCGGCAGAGTTGCTGGCGCAAGTGCCCGAGCTCATGCGGCAAGGCAACCTTGATTTGCCGGACGCCGAAGTCGACCGGCAGGTTGCACTGATGTTGAAGCTGCGAGCTCTGAACGCTGCCATCGCCAGCGCTCGAAAGCGGGCCTGAGCCTCTAGCCTGGGCCAACCTTGCTGCGCCGCTTGAACTGTCCGATTTTCGGTGCAACTAGTAGTACCACCCAAGCAACCGCCCCTTCGGGGATGAGCCACGGATGCCTAGCATGAACTTTACTGACTCGATGGCAGCCTACAGGATCAGCAGCACCGGCGAATCCTTCGGGGTTGAGCCGTATACCCGAGCACAGGAGCACGACATGAGCCCCTCGAACGTCGCCACCATCACCATCAACGGAATCGGCACCGTGCTGGTGAACCTCGACCGGGGCACCCTCCGGCCCCGCACCCACGTGGTAGGCCAGCGGCTCGGCGTCGGGTACTCCGCCGGCACCACCGAGCAGCAGGAGCGCCAGCGTGCGCTCCGTGCGCGCGTCCTCAAGGTCGCCGAGGCGATGGACGCTCGGGAGCCCGAGGTGATCGACGGCGCCGAGATCCCTCCAGGCTGGCGCTGGCTGGACCACAACGGGGACGACGCCTCGATTGCCGCTTGACAGAAGTCGCGATTCTCGCTACCTTTCATCCACCAACGCAGGAGATGGGAGCACGCATGAACACCTCAGAGATCGAGATTGGCGAACAAGTCGTTGTGGGGCAGGCGCGCGTCAACGGCGCGATGGTGCCCGACGAGTTCACTGGCTGGTCGGGTGCGGTGCTCGAGGTTGACGGCAACGATGTGCTGGTCCAGCCGGACACCGACGATCGAGCCGGGTTCTGGATCCGGGACGGGCGATTGGTACCCGCGGCTTCGCAGCCCTTGCCCGTCAAGACCTCGCCCACCCCGGCGCAGCTCGCCGGAGGTGCTGACATGGACGCCGGCACCAAGTACTTCGTGACACCCGCCCCTGGATACTACGGCGATCGCACCCAAGTGCTGTCCTCTCACCACACCCTCGGGGCGGCGCGCAAGGCGCGCGTCCGCGGCTCCACGATACGGCGGGGGCATCTGGCCAAAGGAGACCCGTGGCTGCGGGTCTACGAGGAGACCTATCCCGAGGTCCAGTAGCCCCGGCCACTCGCGGGAGGGCCAAAGACCTCTCGCCACCACCTCAAACCCGCAGCACAGGAGCACCGCATGAGCACCTACATCAACCTCCACAACGGCGTCGAAGGTACCCCCTGCTACCGCTCTGGCGACCTGGATCGCCTCGAGGCTCGACTCGCCGAGCAGGAGGATAGCCTCTCGCGTCCGGCGACGTGGGCGCTGATTGTCGCGGGGATGGACGACGCGATCCGCGAGCAGGTGCACGGGGAGCTGGCCCCCCACACGCCCTGCACCCCGCGCAAGTTCCTTGCCCGCTACCTCGACCTGGCGGACGCGCCCCTGGTGCTCGGGTGAGCGGCTGCTTGGTCGTGGCCGAGCCGGTCGAGGTGCGCGTGCTGAAGGCAGGCACGCGCTCCCCGCGCGCTGTTCGGCGCACGGCACGGCCGGGTTCCGCGCAAGCCGCGCAAGAGGGCCGCCCGCTGGCTGGCACACGTCGGGCTGCTGCCGTCTACCCTGCGCCCCTACCCGCGGGCGCTTGCTGTCCACCTCGCGGTCCCAATCACCGGGGCTTGGTGACAAAGGAGCAATCCGTGAAGACCCCCGTCCCCACCCGTCGCGAACTGGCGCTGGCCTTGGCCGCGCGCCTCCAGGCCCGGCGGAGAGAGCTCCGGATGCCCCTCCGAGAGCTGGCGGCAAGCACGGGAGTGAGCCTGGCCACCGCCAAAGGATGGGTGTCCGCCGCTCGCCCCCAGGTCCCCGCCCGAGCCAACAGGCGCCGGCTCTGCGAAGTCCTCTGGCCGGGGGAGGCACCGGAGCAGCGAGCCCGAGAGCTTTTCGAGGCCTTCTTTTTCTAACCATCCTCCTAACCCCGCTTAACCACGCGGATTTCCACTTTCTTCTGCCCCCCCCCTTGACAAAGGTCGCGACACTCGCTACCTTTCGTCCACCAACGCAGGACAAGGAGGACACGATGGCGACCTTTACTGAGCACTACCTCAAGACTGGATCGATCTCCACCCACACCTTGACGCTTGAGGTGGAGCTACCGGAGCTGTCTGGGGCGTCCGACGCCCAGGTGCGGTACGGCACCGACAGCCGGGGCCGAGTCGTCCGCGCTGCCTTGCACCTGCTGGTGGACTCGCCCGCTCGGGCTGCCGACTTTGACGCCGACGCCGCTCGCCGTGAGCGTGTTTTGCGCGAGCTCGGGACGGCGATCCGAGGCCGTTGCATCGCGAAGAGCTGGATCGGCGCGAGCGCCATCGAGCTTGTGCGCGAGGCTCTCCGCGCGGCGATTGCCTGACCACTCACCCCCGCTCGGGGGCTCCGCCGAGCCCTCCGGGGCTGAGCTGTACACCCAAGCACCCCAACCACCCAGGAGCACGCCATGAGCACTTTCGCCCCCACCCACCTGATCCGCTTCGCCGCTGCCGACGGCAAGATTTACGAGACCTTTGTCCAGCTCTGCGAGGACGGCACAGCCTACACCCGCGAGGAGTGGGAGGCTGCCTCCCCTGCCGACTGGGAGCGCCACGAGGACGGCTCCTGGACCTGCCTGGGGCAGGCCACGCCGGGCGGAGCGAGCGGGACGGTGGAGGTGCTTGAGGTTAAGCACGAGGCGGGCTCGCCCACGGCGGCCCGGATTGAGGTGGAGCTCGATTCCGCCGTCGGCCCGAGGGTGGTCCTGTACGGAGAGGTCGAGCGGACCGAGACCGAGGCCGCGCTGCCCGCCGGCTGGTCGTTGTCGGAGACCCCCGCCGTCCAGACCGACACGGGCGGGTGGAGCTACCCGCTGGTGCAGGCGCAGGAGACCCCGTGCAAGCCCAGCTTCTTTGCCAGCCGCGCCGAGGCCGTGTCCCGCCTCCAGGTCGAGTTGGACCGGGTTTTCGGTCTGCGTGAGCGCGTGAAGGTTGTCGCCCGGGTGCCGCCGTCACACCTGTGGGTCGAGCTTGATCGCGGTGTTTGCTCAGAACCGATGCGCGCGCACACAGACACGACCCAGCGCGTGCTCCGTCTCTTCCGCGACGGAGCCGGTGCGGACGAAGGCCGGCAGATCGTGCTCGATGCGATCAGGCCGCCGCGGGAGGTCGCGGAGCTTCTGGCCCAGGCGAATCCCGGTGACTGCTCGCTGGTCGAGCTCCTCTCCTCGGACAGCCGGAGGCTCTCGTGAGACGAGCACGCCTGCGGCGAGCCGCGATCACGCTCACGAGAGTCGAGGAGCTGGAGCACCTCGCCTCTCAGGCCCGCCCCCTCACACCAGACAGCCCGGCCGGTGACGAGCGGGCCGACGAGTTATGGGAAGCCGAGAACGCCAGGTACGCCCGCTTGGCCGCCCACCTGCGCAGCCGGATCCATGTACCGCTCGAGCTCGTGGCCGAACACCGCCGCACGGACCCGCTGGCCGCCGAGCGTTGCGAGCACACGCGCTACAGGGGGGCTCCGTGGACTCGGTAGAGGCGGAGACGCCGCTCGTCGCCGGGGACTCCAGGCGCCTGGTCTTCGAGCTGTGCCGCGTCTTCGGCGCCTCCGCTTCGGTTGCTGTGCCCGAGGAGGCGGCGCCCGGGGAGGTGTCTGTCTACGTTGAGGGCTGGCAGTCGGTGGTCATCTACCGCCTGGACCGTGCGATCGCGGTACTGCGCGCGGAGCCGGACGGCGCCGGGGCCACCGAGCGCGGGGACGCGGAGGTGTGTTGCCGGCTAGAGCAGGCCGGCGCTTTTGTGAGGGTGCAATGAGCGGCGATCTGCGCAAGTACGGCAGGCACTTTCACTTGCCGAGCGGCCGGGAGGTATGGGTGTCGCCGAGTGTCTTCCGGTTTCGCGACGTGGTCAGAGTCAGCCTCGTTTCTGGATTTGGTCATGCTCTGTCCGGGGTGGCCCACGAAGGGCTCTGGCGTATTCGGCGAGTCGAGAGCAGAGGCGCGCGCGACGGCCGCTATGACGCAGCAGACAGAGCGGCGCTGCGCGAGTGTTGTCGAATAGTCGCCGCATCGCCGACACCGAAGAGCGAGGGGTACCGCTGACTTCGGCGCGTTGATCGAGCCGCGTGACGTGCTCGGTCGCCAGCCTCGCTTGAGGCCAATCAAGGGAGTCCCGCATGCGCATCGCCCTGCTCGTCCTGCTGTTTGCTTTTGCCGTCGACGCCGCGCCGAAGAAGGCGCGTCCGTCCCCGCCCCCCCCCCAACCTCGGTGCCTGGAGAACCACCCCGAGTGCCCCACCGGGATGGTTTTCTGCGGGTATGTCAGTTCGCCCTCGGGCGCTCCGATGGCGCTCTGTGAACCCGCGCAACCGAAGGGGTAGACGCTCTGGCCCGTGAGCACATCGCGGGCCACCACGCCTTCACGGGGAGACGGGCGCCCCAACACGCTGGAGTAGCAAATGATCTTCGTCAATCCGTCGAACCACCGTAGCAACGACCTCTGGATCGAGCCCTCCGCTCAGGTGCGCGCGGCCGGAGTCGGCTGGTGGTTGGACCCCCAGCACGGGGGAAGCAAGATTCTCGGCGTGGAGCCCGAGGAGCTCGACCGGCACCTCTGGGTAGCAGAGGCCAAGACGTACGCGCCTGCCGCCGCCTGCACCTCCGCGCTCCACTTCCCCGGCCAAGCCGGGGACCTGCCCGGTCGGCTCTGTCTCCGTCAGGATGCGGGGCTTGATGACTACCTGGCGGCTGCGATTCTTCTCGGGACAGGGATCCGGACCTACCCCTACTCGCCAGAGATGCGCTCCCGGATCGCCGCCGTGGCCATTGCCGACAACGCCTGCTACGAGGCCCTTGGTCCCTGGACGCCGGGCCAGACGCTGGGGGACGTGACGAAAGGTTTCCCGGGTTTGTCTCGGCTCTGCGCGTGCAGCGCACTGACGCCCGAGCTCCGGGCGGAGCTGATCGGGACGTGGTTGGAGACCGGTGACGTGATGGTGCGCTGCCGGCTGGATGCGCAGGCGCGGCAGGAACTCTTCGGGTCCCCGGAGACCGCGCTCGGCCACGGCCGGCACCTGCTCTACGATCAGGCCGGCGAGATCCTCGTGCTTGCCGCGATCGACGAGCATGCGCGGGAGGAGCTCGCCGCCGGTCGCGAGGCCATGGATCTCGCGATTGAGCTGTGCGACGGTCGCCCCCTAGTCGCCGTGGTGCGCTCGACGATCACCGGGCTGTCGGCTGGCCGCGGGGCTCTCTCCTACGGCTACGAGCACGCGCCCGTAGTCGTGGCCTGCTCGCCGATCCTTGAGCCGTGCGAGTGCGGCGGCTCGGGCGTGGATCGATCGCGCATCGACCCGATCGACGTGCCGTGTCTGGGCGGATGCGGTGGCACCGGCGCTGGACGCCCGACCGGCAAACTCCTCTACACCATCGCCCGCGCGACGAACGCTGTCGGTCAGGTGGCGCTCGACTGGGCAGAGATTCGCGACGAGTTGTGCGCTCGGGAGCCGGGCTGGGGAGGCAACCACGCCTCGTGCATCTTGGGAAGCCCGAAGCCGCAGGGTTCTGGGCTTGACATCCACGAAGTGGTCTGGAGCGTCCTGTGCCACACGCGTTGGGTGATGCCGTGAGCCGGACGGCGGAAGTCTATCGGGTGTTTTTCCGAGAACTGGTGCAGCATGTTTGCGAAACGGCGAGCGGGCTGGACGCGTTGGTAACGCGACTCGGGGAACTGCTTGACCGTCGTGCCGAGCTATTGGGCACCGACGCTCAACCGCCTTCATCGCCAGAGGCACTTTCGGCGCCCAGCGTCCGAGTCACGGACTCGGAGAAACGCGGGGTGCGAAAGGTAGAGTGTTGGGGCGTCCGCTATCTCTCTGTCGGTGGCCTCGTGAATATTGAGAGGCGCGCCACGAAGGCGGAGGCCAGGCAATACCTGGCCAAGGCCCGAGAGTGGGGCAACGACTCCGCCGAACTGGTGCGTCTCGACCCGTCATCGGGTCAATGGCTACCCGCGAAGTAACGCGCAGACGTAGCCCCGGGAGCACCGCCACTTGCGAGCGAGCGCGCCGAGAGTCGCTCCGGCCGCTCGCTCGCCGCGCATCTCGGCCCTGTTCTCGACCGAGTATCGCGAGGCCACGCCGCCGGTTCGGTTGACTTCCTCGCCGCGGGCCTCGCGCTCGGCTTTCTTCTCGGCCCTAAGCGCGCGCCAGTAGAGCCGGTCCCACCCCCAGCGGCACCTCGCGTGCACGACCTGATTCGGCGATAGTTTCGTCAAAACGCCGTCGCAAAACGCGCACCTTCCGGGACGCTTCGCCGCCAAGAGCTCCGCCATGAGTCTGCGCGGCTTCTTCCGGCGCCGCTCACGTCTCGCGAGAACGAGCTGGTGGACGAGCAGCGCCTTCTCGACGAGGCGAAATTTGGCCTTCATGCAGAGCCCTCCAGCGCCCTGCCCACGGCCCTGGCTTTGTCGGCCAATTTCTCCAGCCGCCGCGCGCGGTCTGGCTCTTCGTCAGAGCCGTAGCGCAGTTCGGCGCGAAGGGCTTTCTCTATCTCGCGCCACTCCTCCGCCGTCCACTCCGGCAGCTTGACGGGCGGCGAAAGCGGCCCCACCTCCACCCGAAGACCCCATGTCCAGGCTTCCTCCTGGGCGTAGGTCCAGGCCAACATGGCCGACTCGCGGTCGGACTTCAGACCCATGACCTCGGTCAGGGCGTCGCGGACGGACTTGAAAGACGCGACCAGGTTGTCACGGTCGAGCCCCTTCGAGTGCCGCGTGTGGAGCCGCACAAGGCAGACCTCCACCGGCTTGCAAGCCATCGCCTTGAGCACTTCGCCGAGCCGCGCTCGAGCACACCCCTCCACCGTTACCACGCTGGCTGCGGCGTAGAATATCGCATCCCGTTCCCTCTGGTTCCTCCCGTGCCGAGACCGCCAGCCTCCCCGCTCGTTCTGACCGCGCCCGAGCCGCAGCGGCACCTCGAATCTGATGCCAGGCCTCATCTCAACCCCGCCTTTCTGAGCACGGCCTTCACGGCCTGCTCTCGATTCCGATACCGGGTGCCGAGCGCGCCTGCTGGCACCACGACCATTGTCGCCGGCTTGGAGTGACGCAGAAGCGACAGAAGCGGAGGTCCGCCGGAAGTGCCGCCGTGCTCCCAGACAACCGTGACGGAGCGACTACGGCTCTCCAAAACAAGCCCCAGCACAGCCGGCTTGTCCTTGTCAAAAACCACGTCTCCGGCCCTGAACCTGTCACCGGCCATCGCCCGACTCCCTTCTCGCGAGCGCGGCCGGGTCGGATCTCGGAGGCAGCGTCGGAGGCAGCGTCTTACCCTCCAGTTCATCAAGCACGCTGTCAAGCAAGGCGGCGTTGTCCTCCCCGAGCGCGGCTACTCGCGCGAGCCGACGGGTCTGCGCTTCCGGCACCGCAAAGGGCTCGCAGCCTCCGTTGTACTGGCAGCTCGCGCAGTCATGCCTATCGCACGCGGTGGATTCATGGTATCCATTCTCGCCCGTGATGGCCGCCTCAAGTTCCTTGCGCCGTACGTCGAGCTGCGCCGCGGCGAAGTCGTCCCTTCTGGCGCTTGCCGCTCGGATCCCGTCCCTTAGTGCCACGAGCAGGAGGCGAGCTTGCACCTCGCTGAATCCCCCGGCCCAGGCTGCCAGCCGTGCGCCCAGCTTCTGCTCGTCCGGCGCGACCACGATGCTCTCGACCATCGCGGGCATGCCCTTGTCGGCAAGCCCCCAGAGCACGTCCGGGAGAAGCGCCCACGCCTCCGGTCTCGCTGCGTCGAGTTGGGCGATCAGCGCTCGCCTGTCCGGGGACCACGAGGCTACGACATCGAGCTGCCCCAGTAGCGTCCGCGCAGTGTCCCCTTGCGCCGCGAATCCAAGATCACCAAAAGCGGCTGCCAGGTCGGCGGCATCTGGTCCCGCGTCTTCGTCTATCGCGAAAGCTTTTGCTCTATCGTACAACCGCGTAACGGCTCCCTGTGGGTTCATTTTTGCTCCCTCCTTCGCAAGTCTACCTGCCCGGGGTCCACGATAACCCCGCCTTCGTGAATTCTGCTGGCCAGCCGCGGTCCAAGACACCGGCTCAAATCATCCTGCCCCAGGTTCGAGGTGATCACGGTCGGAAGACCTCGTGCGTACCGCTCGCTCAGCAACTCCTCGATGCGCGCCTGCCCAGCCCCCTGAACATCCGCCGTGCGCACCTCATCCAGGACCAGCCAGCGCACAGTGGCCGCAAGGTCCATCAGCGGCACTTCCCGGCCCGGAAGAAAGCGCGAGCTGGACCGCACGCTCGCGGCCCTGATCCAAAGTCCTTTGCTGGAGTCGTACTCCTCAAAGGTGGTCGGCTCATCTGCCAGCTCGTGCGCGAGCGAGCGCGCCGTCCGGGTTGCCCGCAGCAGGCAGTATGCCGCCGCCACGCTCTTGCCGGCGCCGTAGCCGCCGCTGGTGCAAAGGACAAGAAACGGGCGGGACTTGTACGTGCCGTTTCGGATCCAGGCGCGAGCCCCCTCAAGCGCGTGGGTGTCCTCCAGGCGGCGCCCGGCGGCGAAGGGTGCTCGGGTCAGTGGGTCCACGCCGCAGGCCTCAAGGTGGCGCGCAGCGTTTGCCGTCCTCGCCGTGGCCGCCTGGTCCAACAGCGCCTTTTGCGCCGCAGCGATTTCACCCGCCTTCTCGGCCTGCAGCTCCCCGCGTAGTCGGCTGTTGGCTATGATCCGAGCGACCAGGGCCGGCACGTGTTTTGTGGTTGGCTCAAAACTCATTGGGCACCTCACCCCCCTCAAACGCGGTCCGGTAGGAGCTTACTCCGCGTGGCGTCGCCGGAGCGGCGGCCAGCGCGTTCCAGCGCGCGGGTAGCGCCAGCTCGGCAATCGTGTTCACCCTCCCGGCCCAGGGCGGACCCCCATCCCGCTCATGCGCCGAGTTCAGCCCCCACCGCCAGCGGCGGCGCACCTCGTCGATCTCGCCGGCTGCGAAGTCGATCAGCACGTCCAGCGCCTTGCCGTCACGCGCCCCGGCAAAAGCGTACTTTGCCCGCCGCAAGTCTTCGAAGTCGGCGACGAGAGCGTCAGAGAGCTGGCGCCTGGGCGCCGCGTTAGGCTCCTCCGGGGCTTCCGGGGCCTTCGCCTTCCGCCGGCTCGCCTTCGCCGCGAGCGCCGCTCCTGGGGCAATGAGTGGCTCCGGAAAAAGAAGGCCTTCTTTTTGCCGCTGGAATCCGTTGCCAGCAGAATCCGATGGCCCCGCGGGCGGCACGCCCGCAGTAGTTGTAGTTGTTTCTAGATCTTGATCTAGATCTTGATCTAGCGCCGCAGATTCGCGCAGCTTGCCGGCGGTCTGCGCGCAACTTGCGCGCAATTTGCGCGAAAGAGACTCGATGGCGCGCTTCCGGGCGCCAGCCTGGGCTGTCAGCGCCTTGACCGCCCACTCCAGGCCGAGCACGCGCACGCCAGCCCCCTCACCCTCCACCTCCACCTTGCCCACCTCCACCAGCGCCAGGATCAACTCCTCGGCCTTTGCCGCCGGCCACCGCACAGAGCTGGCAAGCTGACGCCCCCCCCGTTCCCCCGGGAAGAGCCCCGTGGGCGCCCCGGATGCGTCCACGAGCTCAACGGCAACACGGTCGAGCTGCGCCAGCAGGCCGAGCGCCTCGAGGTAGCTCACCCCGAGCAGGCCCTCCAGGCGAGGCGCGAGCTCGAAGGCCGCGCCGAGTTGGATCCACGGGAGGCGACCCATCACCCAGCCCCGCCCGTGTCGCACATGCCCCAGCGCATGCAGCCCGCGTCCGGATCCTGGCCGAACATCTCGTACTGTCGCCCCCCGCGCGAGGTGCGCGCCCACCTCACCACCTCGTCGATCGGCAGCATGCGGTAGTGGCCGGCCCGATCGGGGGCTTGGCTCTGGAACCAAGCTGGAGGGCTAAACGGCGCCTCAAGTCGGCGTCGCTTGTGCTCCCACTTTGTGGCACCCCACTCGTCCTCTGGTTTCGGTGGCGGATCAGCAAGCCACGCCGCCCGATCGCGCTCGTACCGCTCCTGCGCGGGTCTCGCGATCTCCGCCTCCAACGCGCGGATCACCTCGACTCGGCTGGGGTCCACCTCAGTAAGTAGGCGGATTTCCGACTTGCGCGCGTAGATGCAGGGCCAGCACCCGACCCGCGAAGCACCGAGTAAATACAACGGGTTGGGCTTAAGCCCGTGTCGCTTATGAATTGCGACCACCTCGGCCTCGGTCCACCGCACCAAAGGACGCCAGATAGGCACCGGAAAGTCCTCGGTATACTCCCATTCAGGGAGCCCTGCTCGCGCCGCGCTTTCTTGGTGGCGAATTCCAACCGCGTTGACGGTCGGCCTGGGCGCGAAATCACCCCCGCATTCACACTCGTCCTCGATATCCTCCTTGCTCCCCAGGGCGCCGCACTGCTGGCAAGCGTGTGAGCCCCATCCATTAACAAGATGGTCAATCATCGGCTCTATCTTCAACGACTGCGTACAAAACCTGATGAGCCGAGACGGAAACATAGCCTTGCTCCGGATCAGGTCCGCCATGCCCTTGGGCGCCTTGACCTCCGTGATGGGGCCGATGACCCGCGTCAACTCTCCTCTCAGGTACTCGTACGTGGCGGGGCGTTCCCAGTCGGTATCCAAGAACACCCTATCGTGCTCGATGCCCTGCTCGGTCAGCCAGAGGCTCAGGGCGGCGCTGTCCTTGCCGCCGGACACCGACGCCACAACTCGCTGCCCAGCCAACGCACGTCGAATGCTCCCCTCCATCACCCCTCCCCGCTGCCGGCGCCCCGGCGCAGCGCCAGCTCCCGAACGGCCGGGCCGACGAGCCACGCGGCAAAGCGCCACGCCTTGAACAGCAGCCACGCCACCGGGCGGCACCAGCGGGGCACGCGCCCAAACCACCCCAGAACGACGTTTGGCAGGCCGCGCAGAGCCAGTTCAACACGGCCGGCGTGACGTCGTGGCCAAGGCACGCCGCCCATCTCCGCGACGCAGTCGGTGATGATGGCGGCGGCCTCGATCTCGGCCATCCACCCGGCGTCGGGCCACGCGCCCCAATTCCCCTCCCGGTAGTAGACGGCGCCGGCATCCGTGGCCGCGTTGATGTTCACCGGATCCACGCCGGGAAGGGACACGGCGAAACTCCACCCGTCCCCGCGAGCACGGAAGTACGCCGGATTGCCGTTCACGGTGCCTTCCGCCTGGACCGGGCAGTTTCCGTATGGGGTGAGGCCTACCACTTTCGTCATCTCGTCCACGAGCATCTTGCACCTCAAGCGCCGCTCACCCGCCGCCGGGTGGAAGTTGCCGGCGGCGGGGAGCAGCAAAAGCCCCGAGGGGCGTCCCGCGTAAGTCGAAGCCCGGCTTCCACCCCGAGCACCTCATACCAGCCTACCGCTTGCCCGCTCGGCCGTCAAGCGCCCTGGGCGCCTTGACCGAGCCGGGCGCCCACCAGCGCCGCTTCGGGAAGGCATCCACCTGGAGGGGGCGCGGCCGGCCTGCCCTGGTGTGCTCACCTCCGCGAGTCCATCCGTCCTCTACCCAGCCGGCGGCCCGCAAGCTCGTGCCGGGTTCGTCGGCGTGCGTGAAGGTGTCCATGCTGTCGCAACCCATTGCCCGAGCCGCTCGCCAGCACGCGCCGTACAGCATCGAGCAGGCGTTGGGGTAGCCCTCTTTCACGGCCATCCGGAGGACGCGAAGATGATCCATCTCGTCGCTGGTCTGCAACCTCGACGGCCAGCCGACAAGCGCGACGCCGACGATCTCGGTCCCGCTTCGCACGGAGATAGCCCACATCACACCCTGTACGCGAGGCAGCCGGCGATGCACTCGGCGGACAAACTCGAGTGCATCCGAGCGCTTCACCGTCCACGGGCGCAGTCGGAGTTTCATGGCGTGACCTTCGCGCTTCTCATGGCCGCCCGAATCGGCGCCGCCCAGGCCTGAGCGGCCTTGAGTGAGACGCCGAGCCGCTCCGCCAGCTCCGTGCTCGTCAGTTCCGGCTCCCGACGCAAGACCTCCACCAGCCGCGCACGCTTCGTTCTCGCCTCACTTCGTGTCACGAGCTGCACCTTTCTTGCGATGGTAGGCGATGATGGCGCGCACGGCGTCGGCCACCGCCCGTGGCTCCCGATAGGCAAGCACGTCTCCCGATAGAACCTCAGCCACGAGAGCATGGGCGCGGCGTTCGGCGGCTGTCACAGGACACCCGGGCGTTCGCGGTCAAGCTCGAAAGCGCAGCACCAGAGCCAGACGTTGCTCTCCCAGATGCCGGGATAGAGCGCCTCGATCAGCCTGCGATAGGCCTCCCTCGCGGAGCGCGCGTGCAGCGGTGGATCCGCGGCGACGTTGCCGGTGTACCAGCACCCCGGCTGACCCGCCTGGCCGGTCAACGGCCGAATCCCCTCGGCGCGCGCGTCCTCCTCGGAGATGTCCTGCACGCGCTCGATCCACGTCCGCGCGACAGGACCAGTCCACGTCCTGGCCGCCAGCTTCGGCATGTGGATGGAGGGGCGCCACGCTCCCGACGCCCGGTGAACGGCCAGCCATCGATCGGCCGCCTCCTTCGTATTCGCGATCGGCCAAAACGCTCCGTCAGCGCGGTACCGAAAGCCGTCCAGGCCGTTGACGAGCTCCGTGGTCCGCCAGCACTCGCGCACGTACAGCACATCCCCGGGCTGCCATGGGGCGAAGTCTAACGCAACCCCCCTCCTAAAATGCTCCTCGTTCGCGTAGTGACGGCTCTGGTGAGCGGGCTTCCTGGGCGCGGCCGGATACCAAACGCCATCGTCCCCGATGACGGGTTGCGGTCGCATCGGCACCCGGTGCTGCGTCTGTCGGCCCTCCCGGATGGCCAGCGCCACGCTGTCGCTGCACAGAATCGGTCGTTCAGTCACCGTCGTCCTCCTCGTGGTGCCCCGCCCCGAGCACTCGGTCGTAGCAGGGACGACAGAGGCATTTCGCCGTCTCTGCCCCTGGTGAATCCGCCATCTCCTGTTCGCTTCCGGCGATGCACTCTGCACACAGGGGTTTGGCACAGGACTCGCACCAGCACGAGGCAACGGCCGCATCTTCGCCGCAGGGGCACCTCGGCATCACGGGTCTCCTCCCGGCCACGTGCCGTCTGCCAGCGCCTCGCAAGCCAGCTTCCAGGTCCGGTAGGGGGAGAAAAACCGCCCCTTGACGAGCGTCGAGGGATCCGTGAAGCTGGCGCTATGATTCATGGCGTTCTGGCGCCCGAGGTAGGCGTGCAGCGGATGCCTACAGCCACCGGCAAGGCCGCCGCAAGCCTTACGCCGCATCCAGTATCCGCGCACCGAACCCGGCACCAGCTCGGCCAGGTCCAAGCCGCAGTGCAGGCGAAAGTGTGCCGCCAGCTTCTGCGCCCACGGGCGAGTAGCCGCAAACTCGGCGGTGATCACATGCCCCTCCGCTTGCGCAGCTTGGCCTGCCCGCGCAGCGTCCGAAGGGCCGTCGCGCATCTTCGAGGCGGAACTCATGGCGCCTTCCGAGCGGGCGCATGGATCCAGTCGATCATGGCCCCGGGAGCCACCGAAAGAGTTGAGGTCGTCTTGATGCCCCCGAAGTCGACGTCGCCATCCACCGCCGCCCGCCGCTCGTCGCACAGCTCGCACCAAAGGTGGTAGGCCCATCCCCAGCCGGACACCGCCAGCGAAAGCAGCGTCAGAGCCAAAATCATGCTAGCCACGCGGCACCCCCAGATTCTCCCGGATGGTCTGCTGCTCGCGGACCGCTTCCGCCGTCTCCTCCTCCTCCTCCTCCTCCTCGCGAAGCATCTCCGCCACGAGCAGTCCGCGCAAGCGCTCGGATCGGTCCATCCCAAGCGCCCGCGAGCTCCTCTTCAGCCACCGGATCATCGGCTCCGGCAGCCGAAACGCCGTCGTTTTCATCGCTTTCCTGGCCATTCGGCCCCCTTTCGACCGAGCATCCTAGCCGCTATACGAGCGCTTGACAAGCGTTATACCGGCCGGTAGTCTGCCTGCAACTCGAGGCCACGGTCCACCTTGCGGAAGTCGCCACGGGCGCAGCTCGGGGATAGGTGAGCGAAGACGAAAGAAGTCCAACCTGAAGGAGAAGGAGAAGGCCATGCCGTCGAAGAGAACCGAAAAACTCATGAGGGCGCGGGCGCAGAAAAAGGCCGCGAAGGCCGCCGGCTTGGCAAACCCCGGCGGGGAGTCGAAGTACGCCAAGCGGCACGCGGCTCGCCTCCGCGGCGTGCAGATGGCCGATAGGTACGTCATGCCGTGGTGGCACGAGATTTGCTCGCGGGCGCTGTTGGCGATGAAGGCCAGCGGCAGCTACGGGCACCTCGAGCGCGGGGCGCTGTAGGGAGAGACCATGAACGATCGAGCAATGGTCATTCAAGCAAGCCATAACCGTGGCTACGGGGTTTTTCCGAAGCGGCTGACGGAGGCCGAGCGCGCCGAATTGCACGAGTGGATTTACGGCGCCAAGGGGCCGGTTGAGAACTACCCCGCGCCTACGGCGGCCCTGGAACGAGAGGACAGGGCCCATGGATGGAGGGCGTGGTGATGGGCCTGACCTATGACCCCGAGCTTGGCGTCATCGTCGACGAGACCGGCAAGCAGGTTGCGAGCCTGCAACCGGGTCCCGAGCGGGACGGGCTCGGCCGGCAGATGGCCGCGGCGCCGCTGCTTGTTGATGTCCTACAGCAGAGCCGTCACGCGCTCTATGGCCTGTGGTCGAGCCAAGGGGAGCCATATCCCGAGGATGAGCGCGGGCGGGCTGCCATGAGGGAGCTTCGGCGGCTTCTTGATCTTGCTGCCGTAGCGCTTTTTGAGGCCGGAACGGAGCTATGAGCGGACCGGACAGAAGCGCGGAGATGGCGCAGTTACTGGAAGCGGCAGCGCAAGACAATGCCGCCGCCGGGCTGAGGTACACGGCCGCGATAGAACTGGCGCGCCCCTTCCATCTCCTGTTGGCCAGCGGCCAGCTCAAGTTCAGCATCGACGGCACCCAGTGGTGCATCTTGCTGGGCGAGAACATTTAGGACGGCGTGGCCGGGTTCGGAACGTCGCCGGAAGAGGCGTCGAGGGCTTTCGACGTGGCGTGGCTGGCAAAGTTGCCGCCGCGCCCTTCCGAACGTCGCCCGGGAGATTGCCCGTGAGCGACGACATCGCCGAGCTGGACGCCAAGCTGAT